GTAATTCCATCGGCGCCCCGTACCACAATCAGCAACAGTAAACATGTTAGCATAAGTGGTACCATATACCCCATCCATACCATTATTAACAATAAGGTTTTTCTGCCAATCAAATGGTTCTGAAATAATATTGTTATTAGCATCCAATACAGATACTTTATAAAACCCTTCGATGGTTTGTTTTAATTCGCTCATATTATTCCTTTACTATACATATCAATTAACTCAATTTTATCCAAGAGAACTTAATAACGGATTATAGGTTCCACTCATAGTTCCTGAGTAGAATGATATATAAATACTGCCTGAAACGCTGCCTGAATCCAAAGCATAAGCCTCAATACCTATCTGAACCAATATTCCGTCATAAAGTGAATAATTAACCACAGAAGCACTATCAGGCGGCGCTGAAGCGGTTACAACAGTCTCAAACAACAAACCTGAATAAAGGGAATGGTCAACAACAGAAGCGGTATCGGGCGGTGCTGAGGCAGTTACAACAGTCTCAAACAACAAACCTGAATAAAGGGAATGGTCAACAACGGAAGCACTATCAGGCGGCGATGTATGTGGTGTTACTGTGGTGAATAATAAACCAGAATCAAGAGAGTAATCGGAAACAGAACTACTATCGGTAAACGGTGGATTGGTGATTAAAGTACCAAAGAAGAATTCCATATTTACAGGCCCAGCAGAATCGGTAGCATATAATATGACAGGTGTTACTAAACCACCATACAACGAATGTTCTATTACAGGTGGTGATGATTCGGAAATGTAAACCGGTGTTGCTTGTGGTTTGAAATACCAATCACACGCAGCTGTAGAACCGTGGTCAAATTCATTTTCATGGTTTCTAACTTCTTGTTGGTGGGAAAACAAATTGACTCCAGCAAACAAGTTACCGTTTCCATCATCGGTTATTGTGTATTCGTTATCTGTTGTATCATCAACGATTCTTACACTTTTTGGAATTATTTTATCTCCAAAAACATTTCTTGGAATATCAAGTAAACGAATTTCATCACTTAATCTTCTTTCCGTTCTGGAAAGTGGAAAATCAATATTTTCGACACCCCAAATTTTAGTAGGGTCTAAATAATCATTATAAAACATCGTTTTTACTTGGTGGTAAACCGACCTTTTATAAGTTCCATCTGGATTTATGGGGTCCAATTCTGGATAAAAAATACCAATAATTTTTAATCCCAACTCCAAGGTAGCTAAATCGTAGTCTTGTTGTTCCAAAGCGATATCACAATTGTCATTCTCCGATGGGTGTGTGACACCATAATCCATGAATTCCAAAGCATAAGGCAATCCATCGTCGGACCCGGTTGATTCATACAACAAAAGATTATCATTTCGAATGTTACTTACCGCCCAGTTTTTAGTCGCCTCAAAGGGCTTGGCTTGAATCTCATACTTTTTAAGTAACTTTATCATTAGAAATCATGATTACGGTTGTGGTAGTGAACCGGTTGGTATTGATGACACCACAGCAATCATGTTTCCATTTTGCCAACTCGATACCCACACGGTTGATGTGGAGTTACAATATGTAACGTAATACATTCCATAGACCGGATAATCATTAAAGCAGGAAACAAAATTAGCAGGTTTAAAGGTCGTTCCATCAATATATTCAAGTCCCTCATTCTGTGCAACATAATCATCGGGAACCACTATACAGTTTTTAGATGGGTCATAAACGAAATTGGATTCTGGGTCAAAAATTCCATGAACTGTACCTATAATTTCTTCGGATGAATTGTAAATGTCAATGAAACGAACACCGCCAGATGGAGTATAAACATTTCCACCACCAACCAAAATATCTTTTTCAGGAATATAAGTTAGTGACATAGCAGAACTGGTTATTAAACTAGACCCCGATGTATATAAATCAGAATCAATCTTTATTGCTATATCCCCATAATTTTGTGAAACTATGTAGTATTTTTTCGATGAAGTAACATATGTGCAATTAATACCAAATCCTCCATCAAACTCCATAGAAGCACTGTAAACCATTGCGTGTGTTCCACAATCATAAATGTAATAGTTTAATCCTGTTGTCCAATTGTTACCAACAGGAACCATTAAAATATGATTTTTGTGTGGATTATAAACCATTCTGGGGGCATTAAATGTTCCTGGAATGTCTCCACCAAAATCTACAGATGCAGTATATGTTGCCAATGCTGCCGAGCCGGTTTTGTCATATACATCAAAATATTGTCCATTTGAACCAGAATACCAGACCCACACGTTATCATCAACGGAATTATATACACAATCACACAACGCCGATGTTGGGTAATTATGTACACTTGTTGTAATATATGTATGTGGATTTATTACTACAAGTTTTCCGTTTGGGGCTGGTGGATTAGGAAATCCATACGGAGCAAGTTCAGTAGAAAATATTCTATCACCAATTGGAGAATATATTATCCTACCAACACCGTTTGATTGTCCTGTGTCCAACGACGCAGATGCGTTGGGACCTTCTGTTATGTATAATTTGAAACTTCCAGTCAATCCATCCGTGGTTGAGGTAGCTTCTGCTTGATAAAGACCATTTATAGGAGCTACAAATCTAAGAGTAGAAGCTGAATGCGCATCACCACAATTCCAAGCATTAGAATTTGCTTCCAGAGCCGCTATGGCTGAACCGGAAATATTTACTCCAATTTTTGTATCAAAATCATCAGAACGAATCCAAAGATTTACACTCTGGCCACCTTGGGCGTAGAAGAAATATGGTTTGGTATAAAAGCTCATATGTTATTAAAAAGAAATGGTTCCACTGATATCACTTTGTGCAACAGCACTATTCAAATATATACTCCAAGTTACTGTATTGCTTCCCGTATGCAATGTGTACATGCTTACTGGTTGCACAAATCCAGTAAACGTGCCCCAATCTGGATATCCAAATGACGGTGGAATAGTTTCCACAACCCCATTGACTTCTACTATGAGTGTATAATAGTTGTTTGGGTTTCCTACTGGGTCATTATAGAAATCATATCTCCATGTAGGATTTATTACTATAGGTGAAAGAGCAAATATTTCAGTGGCAAATCCTATACTAGCTGTTTCTATAGCACCACTATAACTGGACGATAGTATGTAATTTCCAATTACTCCACTACTTCCTGTTGCTGAACCACTTGCATTTCCAGAAAAACGATACGGATTCCACATTAAGTTAGAGAAGTATATTGACCCCGTATCTATTGATGACGTAAATAATTGAGGTATCAGAGCTGGCACCATAGGGGCCGCTGATGTAAACGTAATAGTTGCTGTATTACTGAAACTTGAAGTTCCCGCAACATTAACTGCTGCTGCCTTATAAGCATAAGTGTTTCCCCCTATACTACTAGAAACCGATGTATCCGTTAGAGAAGTTGTAACTGGAGTAGAAATTTGAGAAAATCCACCACCACTTGTTGAACGTTGAACAACGAAATAATCCTGACCTGATGTTCCGCTATGCCATCCCAAAACGGCTGAACCACTGATAACTGACATGGAATACGGCGCGTTAGGCGCATCCGAGGGTATGATAAGCAAACTACTACTATTGCTAAAAGACCCTGTTCCGTATAGATTTGATGCGGCCACTCTATACCAATATTCTACGCTGGTGGTAACATTAGTATCAATATACTCAGTTACTAATGCTGATGTGATTGGATAATTGACTGGCCACGTAGAACCGCTGTTGGTTGAACGTTGCAGCAAAAAGCCGGTGTGGTCCGAAAGACCGTAATTCCAATTTAATTTTGCGATGTACATATTATCCTCTTATAAATATCTGGTTTCTCTATCTTTGTTATCCTAAATCTCATATTATGGTGGCGTTAATGGTGTCACGGTAACTGTGCCTGTAACTGAGGGGTTTGGGGTCTGGAATGCTGCGTTTGGATATGCCCCAACAGACCAATTTATATTATGAGTACCATGAGTAAGCGAAACGGTAGTTGACCACGAATCTGTCTCATCCCCATAAGCATAATGGAATGCTGTAGCAGTGCCATCAATATACAGTCCAAATCCTACTAATCCAATAGCAGTACCGTAAGTAGCAGTATAATCAATTGTGATTGTAACATCATATCCTGTTGGACAGCACAAATCTGTAGCAAAGCTTATAAACGATGAACCTGGAAACTCTGGTGAATTTACACTGAAAGTACCAGCCCCAGCATTCATATTACCTGAAACGTCTCCACTATGACCGGCATCGTTCCAGTCTCCTAAAGCTTGAACACTGGCCGTATTTGGTCCGCAATTTCCACAAATTCTTCCACCACCAACAGTTACCCAATCTCTTGTAGAACCTGCCTGGCCACCACCACTATAATAACCACTTGGGTCTGTAGAACTTACCGGCGTATGATTTCTTCCAGACCATATAGCAGAATAAGAATTTACAGGATATATGCCCAAGAACCATTCATTCCAACGTGATACGTAAATCAATTGAGCGTATCCGTAACCATCACACTGCCAATTACTATCCGGCCAATGTGAAGAAGAATTACATGTTACTGCGGCTCCAAAGACTGAACTTCCTGTGAATACATAAACTATATCTCCACCACAAGTGGTATATTGATTAAATACTCCATCCCATGCTGGGAGACTACTCGGAGTATAACTTATAGGCGCTACCAACATAGAAAGAACTTCTGACCAATTACAGATGTACACATTTGCTGGATACAATGGAATATCAAATCTAATACTTACAATATTACTCATACTAGACGTACCATTATCATTAACAGCTTCTACTTCATACCAATATTCTTTGCCTGCGTAAGAAGAATATACTGCTGCGTCATGATATCCGTAAGTAACTGTAGATGTTATTTGTGTAAATGTTATACCATTTTCAGAACGATACAGATTGAAATAATTAGATGTATCACCCGTTGGAGTCCATACACAATCAGAATAACCACTACCACTACTTACCAATAATATAGGAGCGCCTGGTGGCACAGCACTAGCAGTTATCAAACTTCCAGACAATCCAGTAGGCGTTCCTGCTGGAGCGCTTCCTGTTGGAACACTTCCTGACGGCTGCAAACTTCCCGATGGTGTAGTTGGAACTCCTATTGGGACGCTTCCCGTTGGGAACAAACTTCCAGATATTGTTGGCGTTCCGATTGGAGGAATACCGGGTTCATAGAATGTAATATTATCAGTATTACTGAAACTTGATGTACCATATTCATTAACCGCATCTACCTTATACCAATATTCTTTGCCTTCTGGTAAACTATACACAGTAGTATCCGTGTGTGTTGGGAAAGGTCTAAGTGGTTCTGCTATCTTGGTAAATGTACCACCATCTTCTGAACGATATAACTCAAAATAATCTGTATGTCCTCCACCAACACCAATTGTCCAATTACAAATAGCCGAACCACTAATTACTGTAAGGTTGATAGGAGCATTTGGTGGAACAGGTTCCGGGGGTATGGTAAACGTAATGCTTGCTGTATTGCTGAAACTAGAAGTTCCATAAGCATTAACTGCAGCAACTTGATACCAGTATCTAGTACCTCCCTCACTACCTGTCACTGTTACATCTGTGTAAATAAGAGGGACCGAAATATCAAATTGAGAATAACTAATTCCATCAATAGATTTATAAACAATGAAATAATCCTGTATGCTTATGGTAGTATTCCAAATCAAAACTGCTGAACCACTATTGATAACAAGATTAATAGGAACTGGTGGTGGCACCGTTTCCGTGAATGTGATACTTGCTGTATTGCTGAAACTAGAAGTTGAGTATTCATTTACCGACGCTACCTGATACCAATAGGTCTGGCCGATGATACTACTCGTAACCATCGTATCCGTATAAGTTAATACATCCGCAGCCGAAGTAGCAAAGTTAATGTAGCTTATACCTTCTATTGACCTTTGAATTGAATAAAATCCTTCTTCTTCAAAGTAACTACTACCACTCTTCCAAGTTAAAATAGCCGAACCACTTGCTAAACTCAAACTAATAGGAGCTATAGGTATTTCAGTAGTATAAAATGTAATGCTTGCCGTATTGCTAAAACTTGAGGTTCCATCAATATTTACTGCTGCTACTTGATACCAATATGTTGTTCCATCGTCACTACCTGTTACACTAGTATCTTCATAATTTTGAACTATATCAATTGTCGTAACAAATTGAGAATAACTTATTCCATCATATGACCTAAATAAAGCAAAATAATCTTGGTCATTACTAGAACTATTCCAATTTAGAAATGCTGATGCACTAACAACCGTTAAATTGATAGGAGCAAGTGGTGCTGGGAAAACATATACACTGGCCGTGTTACTGAACGAACCTGTTCCACAAGCATTTGTTGCTGCTACTCTATACCAATAGGTTTGTCCTATAGTAAGATTTGCGTCTATATACTGAGTTGTGCTAAATGGGAATGAAAGTTGAACAGGCCACGTTATACCATCAGTGGATATCTCCAATGAAAATCCAAGATTATCAAAAAGAACATAATTCCAAGTAACCAGTGATTGTGTGTATGGAATTATATTTGCTGTTATACCGGTTGTTCCCGCAGGTACAGGGCAAGAACCGGTAGCAGCATTATAATCATCACAATAATAATCAAATCCTGTATTAAAGTCGTTTGGAAAATGTCTAACTTCTTGTTGGTGAGAAAATAAATTGGTACCGGCAAAAAGATTACAATGACCGTCATCTGTTATGATATAATCATTGTCCGTTGTTGTATCATACAATACAACAGTGTTTTCTAAAACCTTTTCTCCAAATACAATTCTTGGAATAGCGAACATTTTGAATTTGTCAGCAACGAATTTTTTCGTCTGTGATTTTTCAAAATCAATCTCTTCCATTCCCCACATTTCGGTTGGATTACGGTAATTGTTATAAAATGTAGATACAACCTGTGAATAAACTATACGTTGGAATGTTCCATCTTCATTTACTGGGTCTAGTTCTGGATAGAAAATACCAGTCGTTTTGAGGCCGGTTCGAGGTACAACTTTATCTAAGTCTTGTTGCTCTTTAGCAAGGTTACATCCGTAACTGACTATAGGACTTATGGTTTTGTAGTCTAGATATTCTATAGCTACAGGAAGGCCGTCACTCCCCGTATGTTCCATGAGGATTAAGTCCTCATTTACTACATTGGAGAGGTCCCAATTTTTTGTAGCAATATAAGGTAGAGTTTGAGTATCATTCTTATGGAGTGACTTGAGCATTTCATTTCTTTAGAAATCCAATCTTACTTTTACCAAAAGTTCGTTATCGAAGGTTTTTACTGCTGGCCTACTCAACTTAGCTACTGCGACCAACTCATTGTTGTCGTTATACAAGCCAACCGTGGTAATATACGTAGTTGGATTAGAAATGAAATCTTGGTTATAAATGGTTCCTGCTGACGGTGTTATTCCCGTAGATGAAACTGTTTTTCCATCATACACATACGTTGGATTGTTAGAATAGTTGAAATCACGATTCTTCACACGAACGAAGTAATGTCTTGCTGGAACATATTCACTCTTACGGACCTTGAATGTAGAATTTGAATTCTGAATTGACCAATAGAATACTTTATGATTTACCGTTGCGGGCCAATATCCAGGTTGTCCGGAAATAGGAATACCAACAATACTTGCTGTTGAGTAGTTTGCAAATCCAGTAGAAATCGGACCTACAGATTGTGATATATTTAATCCAATCAAATTATGAATAACTTGTGCATTAAATACTGCTACACCGTCATTTGGATACAACAATCCAATACCTTCATATGATGGTAGTGTAGATGTTGCGTCATTAATGGACCCCCGAATGAGATTATATACCGAAGAAGCTTGTGTTAGAAATGGTGAATCATCACGAAAGGTAATAGTTCCAAGAGTACCTGCTAAACTAATTTCAAAGACACCTTCATCAACCCTATCTTTCATCTTATAAGATGAAAAATCTATGACAAATATATCATCGGCTGTGATACCCTGTGGGTTTGTCGCACTTCCCGATTTCATCTGGAATTTTCCAGTTAAATCTGTGCTACCAACCAATATGTTTTGATACTGGGTATAAATAGCTTTCGGAGCAAATGCCATAATACTTCCTGTATCCAAATTAAACGAACCACTACCCAAATCACCATAGTAATTTCCATATGCTACAGAAAAATACGGGTCGTTATTTGCGTGGGTGGTAGAATCCGGAAATACATTAAGATAGTACATGGTATATCTAATGTCGTAAATTGATGCTCCAAGCGATGGCGACGGTGTGAGGGCGGATTGTGTTAACTCCCAATAATTGTCTTGGAATAGACTAGCACTCCAGAACGTCACTCCATTGGGCCAAAATCCACTGGCTACGCGACTTGTCCTGCCGGCCACTATATCTGTATTTTCGAATTGATTGAATATCATATGTTATACCTTATCCTGTGGTTGTTGGCACCGTTACCGTTACTTCAATGCTCAAACTACCACCAGATTCGTTACCAATAAGAGTTAACGTTGTAGAAGTAGTTTTTCCTAAACTGCTGTTTGGAAGAAAACGGAACTGTTGACCCACAACAACTTGTGCACTAGTCGTATTAATGTCACCGGCAAATGTAGGAATTGTACTAGAAACTGAGTTAATTGAATTGGCTTGGTTAACAACCAATACACCCACGTTCTTGTTACCAAGAATTGCTGTGTATCCGAGGGTGAGATTATACGCTGGGTTTGTTGAAGGAGAGATGATAATATCACCAGTGTAATCTCTTGGAACGGAAATTTTGTCTTGAGCAATACTAATGACAGGAATTGATGTTACACCTTGGTTCAAACTAACCAATTTGTATTTCATCACTTGTGTTTCATCTGATACAGGTTCAAAAACAGGAGTGTTTCTGATAGCCAAATCATAAAACGCACTTCCGTTTGGATGGTTTGGTTGATAAAGTGTATAATCAATTTCATCATCAGCTAAAGCAAATGATGTAATGTTCAGATTTCCATTCTGGGCCAAAAGTTCACGACCTTTTTTGGTAAGAATAGCATCTACGGTTATTGTTTGGTTGTCAATGTATGCCATATGAATATCTCTCTGTGTATAAGTATTCTTTCGATTCTGTTTTTTCCTACCTTTTTGTTCAATATTTCACTCTTGTATAATTAACGTCTTTGATTTGGATTAAAAACCGGATTAAAAAATGGATTTATACCTCCAGGATAAACAGACCTATAAAGACCTTCTGGTATTAAACGAATAAGATTTGTTCCAACCGGAGGATTAAGATTAGCATAATTATAATATGGACTTTGTCCTAACGGATATTCTCGATAATTTCTTCGTGTTGTACTAGTAGTACCGTCAAAAGCAATCGGCCACGCCCATCTACGACGAACCGTGGGGGTTGGTGGTTGTGTGGGTACACCGGCGGTGGTGGTTGTACCTGATGGTACAACCTGACCAGCAATGATTGTAGGAACCGTTCTGATAATATTGGTTGTGCTTATTACATTTACATTACTGGTATCCGATGTCCAAACGGGAAGACTTCCATCGTTTATACCATTTTCATTGATTGTAGAATCTACCGATTGTCTTCCTTTTACAAAAATTTTAGCAGTATAATCACCATATTTGCATTTAGAAAATTGTTGTAGTTTATGTGTATAATGATTTCTTGGATATCCATTACCCAATTCAAAATACATTGACCCGGAAGCCATGTAAATATCAAAAAGCGTTTTATTAATAGTCGTTGGTTGTTTAGCTTTTACATTGCTGAAATTTTGGTCTGGTGTGTTAATAAAAGTATTTGCTTTGTGACGATAACTACCGTCACCAGCCATAGAGATTGCATAGGTATAACATACGTCATCTGGACCAAATAGAGAACCCGAAACCAAATTGGTAAAATATATGAGAGTCCTCATAACACGTTCATCAACTATAATATATTTGTAGAGATAAACTGATGCCGAATCATATGTGTTATCTAATGGATTTGTAGAACGAACATAATCTCCTGACTTAGCATAGTAATAGTATTTATCCCACACTTTCAACATGTAGTAGATGGTTTGATGGTCTCCTGTATTAGAACCTGAATAATATATAGTAGCATCAGCAACTCCGTGGTCAGGCCCAATAATAAGTCGGTCAACAAGAGTATTAGGTCCATCCATCGTGGTTACAGAACCATATATAGGAGTATTATAGTCGGATACTCCACCTTCCCACAATCTTGGCAACAATTCAAAATCAGGATAAAAATCATGTTGAATCTTATCCATGTAATCATTAACATATGGACCACAAGGCAAATTAACAGGCCAATCACGATTTGGATATGTAAGATAATTCAAATCAATCACCTGTTGGTAATTATTTGGTTGTGAGTTAGACATTGACCGTTGCATCAATGTTTGTTGTAGAACCGGTTGTCTATTAACATTGGAAACATAAACATCTGGTATTGTTCCCTGATAATAGTTCAATACATCCTGATATGAATAGGTTAATGGGAGTTTATCACGAACCGTTGAACCAGAATCCAATAAAGACCAGTCAGTATTGAAATCCGCCCATAAAAGCTGTTCATTAAAAGTATAGATTTGATTAATGATGGTTGGTTCTTCATAAGATACCTGAATACTAGAAGATATTTGTTTGTTCTGATATTTTGGTCTTTCCAGAAGTGTTGGTTCAATCACCACACCCGTATAGGCATTCGACCTAGCAGGCATTACATTTTTTATAGCTTGAAAGATAGATTTATCAAAATAAAATTTGTAAATCGTCAATAGCTCATTAAAATGTGTTTTCTTATCACCCTCATAATTGTATTCTACATTCTTGTTTACAAGGTCTTGATATCTGTTAGCGTAAATGTTAGATGGGTCAGCTATTAACTCCATAATACCATTTCTACCAGTGTATCTTAGAATGTCTTTATTTTTAGAATCCTGTGGGTCAATGAAAAATCCAAGTTGATTTGATTCACCTGAAATGCTTAATCCCGGTTCACTTGTGGACCTATCATAAGAATCAAATCTAGCATTAACCTGATAATCTACGTGTCGTATTTTTCTATTCTTGTATTTATTTGGCCCATATTTTGAAGCATCCATATCCTGTTGATATGTTAGTTCCTTGAAATGGTATGGATACACAGATTGAGAGTGCCAGTGACATGGTTGGTAATTCTGCCATGAAGCTGAGAAAGCACTTCCAATAGCTTCTGGGAAATTATAACCACGGATTTCAACAGACCCAGTTGGATAGTATGTTAACCAACGACTCTGAACAACTTGCATAGAGGCAGAGAATATATCTACATTAATGGTAGTTAATGTTTCATCGGTATAATAATTTTGAATGTAGTAGTATGGAGATTCATTATCAATCCATACACTGTTGGTCAAATCGGTGTTGTGCATATCCTGTGGATAATCCCAATTTAACCTTATCCACAAATTTTGATATGCAGCGGACCCACTATAACCGTATGAGTTTAAATCGTTTACGTGTTCTTCAAAATCGTTATCATTAATAGGAATATCCCAGATGGATAATTTATCAACACTTCCTTTAAATAATCCATTTGTTAATCTGAATTTTCCGAATTGAGCAAATATATCGTTGTCATCCTCATACATTATAAAACTTGATGTAGAATAAAAAAGTCTTCTTCCATCATCATTTCTCTGAACGTATAAATCGTATTGAAGTGGAATAATGCTTGGGTCAGTACTATATTCAAACAACCCATAAGGCATATTTCTTCTAGCCATCACGGTAAAAATATCACCATTAAAAATAGGTAATACACTACTCGTTATCATTGTGCCTGATGAACCAGACCCCATTTGAAATACAACCTTACCTGTATATTGTCCTGGAACTTTATAAACTCCTATTGTCCAATTAAGATTAGAGAAACTAGAATATGGGTGTGGGATGCTAGTAAACATCGGTATATATTTGTAATCCTCATAATACGATTGTGTCTGTTCTACAGTATCAACAGAAAACTTAAATTCTACAGTTCTTGTTGAACTTGGAATCGGCCCTTCAACATAATCGTTTACACCCGAAAACTGAAGCATGTAAGTTTTTTCATCTAATTTATACGTTGGCTCAGTATTATCAGCAAAATCTGTTCCACCATATTCTCTTATTGTAATCATTGATGATGGAAGACCATAACAGGCCATCAAATAATTTACACACTCTTCTGTTCCCTTTGTTTTATAAATTCCTGGCAAATTAACCAAAATTCGGTTCCATATAGTTTGAAGTCTCTGTTGGCCAGATAAAACATCATAAGATGAAGAATTCAAACTATTCAAATACACTTCATCAATATCCAAAGAACCAATAATATCTTCGACACTCCAACCAAACGAATACAGCATTTCTTTTAATGTATTGATTGGAATACTTGATGTAAGTTCGTTTCTAACTTGTCTTTCAATTGGTAATGCTGACAAATAAGTGTAAATATTATCAAAATGATTACCAATCATACTTAGGAATGTCAAATATTCCGAAGAATTTGCGTCATCAATTAGATACTGTGGTATGTTAGAGATTAGATTATCTCTGTTGTTTTTATCGTAATGTTGAGCAGCTATATCCTGTTCTGCCACGTAGCTCGAACTTAAAAATGAACCCGATGAAACGATATATGTATAATTGCCAGCATTAAACAAATAAGCTTCATAATCATCAAATGAATTTATGAGTTCCGTAGCTTGTAATTGAAATCCTGACTTCTCTACAGAATAATAAGGATATGGTATAGACGATGACAACGAAAGGTTGTATCGTTTTTCAAGTTCTGTTAAAGAATCAGTAGCACTCGTCCACTGAATCATTTTATTTTTGAAAATATCCAACCTGGATTGAGCTGTTGAGAATACAACAAAGTTAGAGAAATCCGAATAATCCGTGTTTAGTTGTGCAATTCTCTTATTGACATTTATGTTGTTATCGGTAGTAGTATCATTACTAAGGTCATCAGACGAATACAACGCGTTGGTCTGCTCTTTATTGATAAAGATTTGTGGCGAACCAAAATTGGGGGGAGAAATTTTTATTGTTTTATACTTTACTGGATTTTGAATAATCGCAGTAAACGTATATGGAGTCATACCAAAATTAGAAATCCAACAAACATCTTTTACAGAAATATCTGTAGAAAGTGGGGTTTGTAATTTTACAATAAGTGTTATTGAATCTGTGGGTGATTCCCTTTCATCCAAAAAATTGTGGTCTAGTATTGAAATGTATTTATTATTTCCGAAATTTAATACATTTTTTAGGTATCCAAAATATTTGTCTCTGTAACTGTATTTTAGTGGATTAACGGCTCTGTCGTAGAAATATACAACAAAGAAATCATAACAGAACTGTCTTGCATTCTTATACCCAATTTCTGCTAAACTTGAAAACTGACCAAATCTTTCTTGCAATCTTAAATTTACAAAACTGATAAATTTCTGTTCGATGCCGTCGAAATCCGCTACTAACTCATAACTCTGTAGTAGAAAATTGTTGTAATACGTCTTTATTCCCTGAGTTCTTTTTATGGTCGTTGGCTCTGTATCCGCCGTCGTTTGTGATGGAGTTAAAAATGTGTATTTGATGTAATCTTCATACAGATTTCTCAAAAAATTAACTACATCACCATCATTACTAAGAAAGAACATAAATTTGAGAAATTCAATGCCGTTCTTATATTGACTTAAAGAACCCATTTCCTTATAAATTTTATCATAAGGAAGATTCTTAGAAATAGACAATAAAACAGGGGCTACATCTTTAATGGGAAATTTCTTTATACAAAACGAATCATACCGATTATTCGCCTGACCTTGTGGTATCAATTTTACTTCTGTTCTTGTATTTGAAATTTCCTTAATAACCAATGGTTCAAGTATGGTACCTGCCATTTCCCTAGTAAAATTGTAAGATACAATGTAACTACCTTCCGTAATGCCTATATTAGCAAGGTCTTCGGATGGTTTTAATAATATGGAGTTATTCTTGTAAATTGTAAAAGGTGCTACAAGTTCACTGTATGAATACTGATTTATATTATCAAGAGTATTCAAATATGTTAATGTGACCGTTTGAAACTGTTTATCTCTACCGACCGTTCCCCAATTTAAAAGTGTCTGGTCATCTGTAGAATATGCCGCCACTTCCATTACATCATTAGTCGAAAGTCCAAACCAAATATCTGAACTTTGAGAGACATACACCAATGAAGTGTCAGTTTCACTCAAATAGAATCCTGAGTTTACGCTTCCCGTATAGTGATTTAAAATTGTATATGGTAATGACATATTATGAATAACCTATATAATTACTACTATTGATAGTAACCGGATTTAAAGCCACCCCTCTCTTTGGGTCTATTGCTTTGTAATTTACGTTGTTTATACGAACGGTTTTACCTAAATATAAATCTTGCTTTACAGTCGCATTCAATTCTATAGTTTGATTTCCTATTTGATTGTTGTTCACATCAACGATTTTTACTGTATATGAGTAATACCCACCACCGAGTTTATGACCTTTACTATCAACCATATGATTGTTGGTAATAACATTCTTTTGAACTCTTACGAATGTTACTGCGCCTCTCATTGTTGGAGTTGTTGGAGTCGTGGCTCCACCACCGAGCGAAGCTGAAATTGCCATTCTCTCAGAATCCGTTAATTCCCCCAAATCCGATGGTTTAACCGACTGAATTGGTGGTTGTTCACTATTTGAAGTAATTGAAGTTGTAGTCAAAATAGTTGGTTGAATTGTGGATGTAGCACTAGAAGGGACCACCTGAACACTAGTAGTACTGTCTCTCAATTCTACAGGAATTGGCATATATGGAAATACCGTGTCAAAGTCCGATGTTGTAGTTCCTTGACCTAGTTGAATTCTAAGACTTATAATGATATTTTTTACCAACGATGCATCGGCTGCAGAACTATTTTGTTCGCTATTACCGATTAGAGATAATAGTTGGTTCTGTAATTCAATGTTATCAGCTGTAATAACATTGATTTGGTCAATGGCCTCTTGTGGAAATACTGACACACTCTCTGACCCTGTTTGTGGAACAAATTCTTTAAACGTTGGGTCATAAAATAATGCTATCTTCGAATTATCATATACTACATTTCCAAATGGTAAAACAAAATAAACCTGCTGAAATATTGATGACGATGGATTTAGCAATTCGTTACCTACATCATCAAATTTGTAAATGTAAGTACCGTAATTCTTGTAATTCGATATCTCTATGCTGAAATCTGCCATATCTTATCTCACAATTTTGAATACATTTCCTTTATCAAAGGTGTATATTGCCCCGTTGTTTTCTGTCTTGATTAAAAGTTTAAAATACCGTTCTTGTGGAAATGCTGTTGTGTCTAACATAAAGTAATTTCCATTGGTATCACAACTTATCTGCGTATAATTATCAAAATCGAGTATTATTTGCTCGGTTTCGTTATCTTTAATCGCATAATACGACGATGAAGGCAAATATTGTGGAGTAAGAAACTGGGTAAATTGAGTTTGGCGATTGAAATTCTTAATAGGAAATTCTGGACGAGCAAAAACATTTACCCTAATTACATTACCAGCTTTCACCGTAGATGGAACGTTTTGAATGACTGTTACAAACCCCCTGTTAAAATCTACAGGGTCAAGTGAGTTTGATGTATAAGTTACACTCGATGTGTAATACAAACTAGCAGTTAATATACTTCCACTAAACGGAGCATGAATTGGGAATCCAGCCAGTAAACCATTAACAAATACACCATCAAAAATACCATAATTGTAAAGACCATAACTAGCAGAAAGACCTGTTATACTTCCAAAAGCTAATCCATTAATATACTGCCCAAAGAATGTCACATACACTACGTCTGGATAAGATGGTAAAATAGGATAACTTGAACTTAAATGAGTACCAAGAATTTCTGCTTCATTCCAATTACCAATCAATATTCCCTTTTGTAGTATGTATCCGTTGACAAAACTTGATGTAAACACACTTCCACTATAAGTCCCATCCAACAAAGTTCCCATAAGTAAGGAACATGTTACCTGACCACACACAGAACCACTGTTATGATGACTACAGTTATGTGTTGTATAATCGTTAGTATCTCCGTGGAAAAATGCTCCTGGCCATTCCCACCAATCATATTGATTGAATGGATTATCGCCGTGACCCCAACCATAAACATCATGCCCTTGGTATTGTATGGCTCTATCCAAAGCAAAATCAGCGCCACCAGCATCCCAACCAGCCCACGGGTCGCTACCATTAGCATCCCATCCATTATACTGGCTAACCCACCAGGCACCACCTGGCGCCTGACTACCAGGGTCATTTCCTGACCAAATACCTGTATTTGCATTTGGTGGTGGTTGGCAAACTCCACATTTACTATACACATTGACAATAGAACTAATAACAGACCCCGATATATGTCCATAAATGGACATGCTAATTATATTACCAGACAACCCCAGTCCGCTTATAACACCATTAGCTAATGATGTTGTTATCGAAGTTGTTGTATTTGTATCAAATGAATAACTAAGAGAATTGCTAATTTGAACGTCAATATCACCAAATCCGGTAAATGTTCCATAAATAGGACCACTAACTGAACCGCTATCTGTCACTGTGCCATATATTCCTGCTGGTATTGAACTAGTAGATATACTGGCTGTCGTTAAACTACCAGTCACCCAAGACCATCCACCAGACCCCGAATTCCAACCAACATCCAATACAGGTTCGTAAATTGTATTAGTATCTTTGCTGAAAAAATAAAGTGCCATGCCTGAGGCAGTAGGCTCAAATTCATCACTACTTAATATAAGAATACCATAATTAGGAACACTTCCATTCAACCACGCATTTGCTATGTTGGTAACATCCATGTTAATATCACCGACCTGATAATTAAAAGATTGTGTTGCTGATATACCCTGAACATACGTTGATCCGGTTGCTGACCATACAATCCCTTGATAACGGTCCCTGTAATTCCAACTGGCTCCTACTTCGGAACCACCATCAGAAAGATAACCGTCTCCCATTACCCAACTTTCAGCAATTGGAAAAGCATAAAGTTTATACGTGATTGGAAGTTCAAATTCTCTCGCTATGTTCATTTTGAGAGTAAATGATGGGTTTGCTATATTACCATTAACGATTGATTGAGATATGGATGTTATATCAAATTGAACCAATGCTCTATTAGAATAAATCTTATCCATCACCGTTCTTTTGTAAACGTTGTTACGTGTACCTAATCCCACCACGAAACCTGAAATTATTTTTCCTGTAAAACCTACAAGGGAACCACTGAATATAGAGAAATATTCTGTAATTAACGACCCAGATACATACCCATTTACTGACCCGCTCATACTTCCACTAAATCCAGTTAAACTTCCAGTAAAATTACTAGAGCTCAAACTATTAGACAAATAACTTCCCGTCAATGTCCCTGTGTAGTATGATGAAGAGAACCCAATAGGACAACAATATACTCCACCAATTATGGTTCCTAAAGCAAATGAAGCGGTGCCGTATAAAGATGTCCCATATACAGAACCAGAAAAATTTTGTACACAATAATTTGTAACACTTTCATCAATGGGGTATGAAGATGTAAGTTCAGTTACTCTAATCGTTTCAACGTTGGTACCTACACGCAGGATTTCATCCAATCCAAAATTTAGCCCTTCATATCCGAGCGCGTTGGTTATGTATGTATCTTGTGATGGATAAATAAAATGGTGCATATTATAATACTGTTCCCTTTATGTCTTGATCAGGATATTTTACTTCAAATATTGATGGGTCCAAAGAAGGGAAAACCATGTCGTTTTGTGTTGCTGCGTTAATATCATACTCTACCGGAGAATAAATACCACCATTGGTAGTCAGTGGAGTAAGGTTTTTAATCTTCAATGATACTACGGTCTGAACACCTTCCGTTTTAGCAATTTCCAATTTCAAACTACTGAGATTGATTGCTTGTGAAAATTCCCATTTGTTAATATCAAAAAAGCTTTGAACAGCCGAAATAGCATTTAACAATACATCTTTTTTATTATATCCTTTAAACGTTGTTATTGTAAATTCCACACCAATATTAATTACATAACCATCTATAACATTAATACCGTCAGTCAAAATTCTATATTTTCTCAAATAAGTCAAAAGATTAGTAACCAACGCTTCGTTTGGTACCGTAAGTTGTTTATTCTGGTCAAATGACAAAACATATAAATTGATAGCAAATGGATTACTTCTATCAAAAGCAATTTTTCTGAAATAGTTTTGAGTATCATTATTTACAACTGTTGCAACATTCTGTTCATTTACTGTTCCTACCAAAATCTGATTCTGATTTACGTCTAAGCTGTTGTAAGTAATAACTTGTGCTTTGGCAACCGAACCATATTTTGCTGGAAGTGCATAAACTCTTGCCAGATAATCTTCCTGTGTGACAATTCTGTTTTGAGCGGCAAAAGCAGCAATAGCATTTTGGCGTATATCTTCATCGCTTTCTGGTCCAGCACCACCAACCGTTGCATCATCATTGTTAACTCTCAAAGAAGTTCTTACAGAGTTAAGAATCTGTGCTTCTTCTGGTAACAATCCATCGGTGGTATTATCTAAATTAAATGAGTCAATAACAATAACGGAATTTGATGGAGAATTCGATTCAAAACCACCACCAACTGTGTATCTAACACTGATTGTAGTGTTTTGTGGAGCTAATCCATAAGTATCATTTTTAAGAAAATTGGATGGATCAAGTGATATATTAAGGTTGTTTATGTTAGACAATCCTACCCCAATCTGTTGTGAACTTAAATTGATAATTTCGTCAGCAAACCCATCAGTTCCAGCGCCAAATTCCAAATATGTTTGATTGTTTTCATCAACATTGATGGTAAATCTTCGTGAAGTCTTCAAATAATTGAGAATATACGGAACAGTGCCTTTATACAAAGCAAGACTTCCTTCATAAGCATCATTATTTGGAACATCAGTCAAAACCATTTCTTGAGCCAAAAAGTCCACATTATACCATTTGTTATTATCAGCGTCAACTACGTTAATAATCTCTAAAATATTATCCTCACCAAGATAAAGTTTCAAAAATGGTTGCATAGCATTAATAGTAAATGTCTTTGTTACCACTCTTCCAGAACGAATGTTGGCAGATTTTTGTAATAGAAAATACGTAGGTACACCGATGGAGTCTCTTTCATATACGGTAGTAATTCTTGGAGATAGTTGTGTATCTACAGCAAAATTTATGGGTTCGGACGTTAAAAAAGCAGCTCCAACATTATTGGATACTTCCATATTTTCTTTTATGCTTAGAAGATATTTTTCATCAGGAATGTAATTTCCTTCTCCATCAGAAGTAGCAGGACAAATTTGATAAATGTTAATCCTACCTGTTGCGCCCCGTGACGGCTTAGTTGTATAACCAAGGTATTTAGCTAAAGCAATAATGTTTTTTCTTTCTGTGGTATTATAAAGAAGACCTTCTTTAAAAGTATAATCTGTGTAGTAAGAAAGAACATCACCTACGTAAGAAGCCATTTCAATGAACAGCATACCAGGAGCAGCATCTGTAAAATCTTTGTAATTATTTGGAAAATAATACTTAGCAAAGTTGATTAGATTATCACGAAATGTTGAGAAATCTTTATTTAGATACCTTACTTCTTTACTCTTTGGCTGAAATGATTTTTGTGTTGTTGTTGCCATATTATCTCATTACGTTATTGATTGTGACTACTACTGTGTCAGTTTGTTTCGTCATATTCAACATGAATTTGACAGCAATATTTAACATATAAATATCCTTGTTCGATGTTATTTGGTCGGTTGTTAATAGATTTGCTGTTACATCTATAACCGTCACGTTTGGTATCCACGAAAAAATATCTTCGGTAACGATGTTTACTGCTTGGTCTTTCAACGTATCTACGTTTTGTTCAAATACAAGATTCCACAACCTACTTCCAAATGTAGGCTGCATTCTTCTTTCACCCGGACGAGTATTTAGAAGATTAAGAATATTAGTTTTTACTTGTGTAAGAGTATCAAACGACTGCGCAAAATAACCACTATTCCCATTCTGAATGGGTAATGTTATTCCGATAGGGACCGCGGCCGTTGGATTGATTGTAGCCATATTATCCGTTCATTATAACTTTGGATGGGTCTATGTACCCACCACTAGCCGTACCATTTTTCTGTTCATCTATACGTTTCATTACCGCTCTAAAATCTTTTTTGAATACTTTCTTGAGAGCATCAGGTACTTCAGCGCCACCATCCAAAGCAGATGGTTGACTCATAGATGCTGGCCCAGTACTTACCATTTGTTTTAGAAAATCTAGTTTAGTAGATGGTGGTTCGACACCAACCGACTCATTTTGTCCGATTTTATCAAATCCACCTTCCATCAACGCAGCAAGACCAAGGGCGGCTTCATCAGCGGTTCTTTGGTTTGGTTTAAAATGTCTGGCAGTTTCAGCCAATACACCGTTAAGTTTTGGATTTTTGGTATGTAGAATTGGAACATCCGGAGTCACATCTTCTTCTATAATAGTAGAACGGCCGCCGGACTTAATTTCTTTAACCATTTCTACCAATACCTTACCCATAGCCTTGCTTACTTCAGCAGCTACTTCTTCTTTAATGAGTTTACGTAGAATTTGTCTTAGTTCTTGTGTCTTCATATGTGTATATAAATATCGTTGGTTTTCATATAGCACCATCAATTATTTGAAGGTACCAACAACTGTCTGTGTCCAATCGTTTACATCAACGTTTGGTGGTGGTGCGCCATCTGATTCTGTGATGCCTGCCTTCTTCAAGAGAGAGTTTCTATAATCCCACTTAACTAAATCGGCCTGTCTGGAAGCAGATTCTTCAGCGGTTTCCGGTGCATATGACTGAGAAGAGAATATTCCTGTTCTGCTTGCTTTTCTTCCACCACACCCACCACCTTTAGCAGCAGTTGCTTTATCTGCTGCTGGAAGCGCTTTCAGTTCTGCTACTTTTTGAGCATCACTCTTAGCTGGGTCATCAGCAATAGAGTCGGCTTTATTCAAAGCAGAGTTAAAAGCTGCTGCCGCTGCTGCAGTACTTTGACGATAATCCAACCCTTTAAATCCTCCAGGACATCCTGCTCCTGATGGTATAGAAATTTTTACTGGTGGTGAACCGTTTGTAATGTTACCACCATCTTGTCCTGGTGCTAATCCACCACCAGTCACGAAAACCCTTCTACTCATATTCAAATCCAACCTATTTTGTAATACTATCAAGGATGCTATTTGTACAGGTATTTGTGTTTGATTTGGAGAAGCTTGGTCTGGTTGTCCCGTCATACCTTCACTTGGATCGCCATCGGGATGGTTATGTTTATGCCAGTGAGTATGTGTTTTTAACCATTCACAAAGGTCATATAACCAATTTGTAGTAGTTTGTCCAAGCAAAACAGGTTCATCCGTCTTGTTGTATTCTCCTAAATAAATGGCAGGCGAATTTAAGACTATCTTAGTATTGGTAGTAAGAACCATTTGATTGTGGGAATCTACAGTATATTCATCATCAGTAACGAATGCCATTCTCTTTTTAGAATATGCGAACATTTCATATTTTTTAGCAGAAAGAATGACTCTTTCACTGTTTATCACTATCTGATCATTCATCAGCTTAGGAAATTTGAATTTGGTGGCCCCGTTAAATTTTACCTGTTCTTCTGGTTTATCACCCCACATTACTTTGAAACAGTTTGTATGAAAATCACTTAGAGTAGCACCTGATGTGATGTGTATAGACGTACCATCATTATTAACATCCTCTCCACCATATTTATCAAAATAACCACCAACGTTTTTCTCAGTGGGTGTTCCTATTACAGGTGGAATATCAGAATTCTCATAACACTGTTGCGATTCGCCAATCTTTTTCAAAGGTCGTTGACGATTACGAATGAGAATGAATGGATTTCCACCCTTATCCTGATAGTCTTTATCTGGACTAGCACTATCATTGCCTCTGTTATCATCGTAAGTACCGAAACGGATTGAGTGACCGAATCTACCTTCAATGATTAAATCACCTTCTCTTCTTCTAATAGTGCGTATTCTTTGATTGTATTTGAAATATCTTCCCAAAGCACCCTTATATCCCGTATTACCCTTTTCATTGAGTTTGGATTCTGGTCCTTTGTATTCTGTTGCTTTGGTATTGAGTTCTTTGTTTCCTTTAGTTTCCTCACCCACCTTGAAACCACCATAACTCAACTCTATATTGAAGTCGGCATTTGCGTTGAGAGTATTGAACAGGTTTAATTTCTTTGTGTAGAAATACTGTCCCATATGAAAAATGACACCTACAATTTCATTCATTATAGGAAACTCAGATAAGTTGGATTCCAGTGGCATTGCCCACACCAAATCTTCTTTTTCCAATCCTCTTTGAGTATGAAGGAGTCTGACCAAGCATCTACCTACCCAAGTATAGTCGTTATCACCTCTATCGGGCATTTTGTCATAAACACTTATAGGCCATTGTTCCCTGACGTATTCGTATTTTTTGAACCAGGGATGGCTATTGTCAATAATAATATCCAACACTACTGCTGGTTCTATTTCATAAAAAGCATCGGATATATTACCACCACCAGAAAGTTTCATTCCACCGTGTAGGGACACGTTATCTAAGGAAGGTGAAGACCTACTAGTATTTCTACTCCAATATGACATAACTTATTCGTTTTCCTTTTTAGAAATTGTTTTTACTATAACAGAATCCGATTTTTGAATTTCGGTAATATTACTCATGAGTTCTTTCTTTTCTTCTTCGGAAAGACCATATGAAGTACCAGACGCCTCTGCTTGTGCTTGAGCTGCTATAAGTCGTTGGCAAATCTGAGCTAATTTTACAAGATGCTCATCGTTAGAAATACCAGCATCAATATATTGCTTTATAAGTGGAACAATCATCATAGCATCATTGCCAGTTTTAATCATAGGACGTAATTCTGAGATTAAAACCTCAATTTGAAATTTACGGCTATGCTGGTTGTCTATAATGTCTTTACACAAATCCTTAAAGGATTTTCCTTCACACAATTCAAAATCTAATTCCATACGCCTATAAATAGAGACGTATAGTGATTCCTTAGACTTTTATGTAGTTTTCGGTATTTATAGAACCGATGTTCATATAAGAACGAGAAATATTACTTTGATACTGTTTCATCCTATTGATTACTTTAGTAATCTGTTGAGTTTTACAAGAAGAAATTTCTCTAATATAAAGATACAGAGCCTTCTTATTGAAGGCATCAATTCTATCAGAATTTCTGAAAAGTTCTATTACAGCATTAGCGATATCTAAATCACGTTGTTTGGTGAAGATTTTACCTACATTGTTTTCCCAGAACAGAATCATGAGATTCATGAATTCCTTCATTTCAGCATCCTTGTGATGCTTATCCTCTGTTTGAAGTTGAACTGTATGTTCGTCGTGCTCTTCACCTATTTCAACATGTTGATTACGTCTCTTATAAGTGGAGTTATTTAGAGCAATAAGGTAGTGTTTTGCTACGATTGAAAAATAAGCAAAAGCCTTACCTTTACTTTGTTCGTATTTGTGTATATTTGAAACCAAATGAGAGACGGTTTCTTTTTGAACATCTAGAGGTCCTGTTTCAAAATAACTGAACTTAAACGTATTGAAAATGTTCTCTACAAGTTTTTCAAATGGCCGCTTAATTCTGTTATTGTATATATCTTCTCTAGTCGGAACATCCTCAGAAGCATTATATTCAATGATAGCATTTTCCGTTTCCTGAGTAAAATACATTCTATCAGGTGATGTATTACGAGACTTTCTGCCACGCTTTTCTTTTACAACAACCACTATAGCTGGTGGTTGTGGAAGAAGTTGTTCTTTTACAAGTTTTACTCTTCTTGTGTACTTACGCTTTGGTTTTTGATGTTTTTTAAGATATTCTTTGGAGTGCTTATAATGTCTCTTGTGTTTCTCCAAATATTCTTTAGAATGCTTATATTTGCGGACATGGTGCTTCTTTAGGATTTTTTTCTTCTTCATAGAAAATTTATTCTCCTTCTTCTGTGATTTCTTCTTGGGTTCTATCATTGAGGCTTTGGATGAGAGTCTTTATGTCTCGAAACACAACACCCACTTCATCATCTTTTTCAAACATTTGCTTGTCATCAAGCATTTGCATATGAGCCCACGTTCGCAGAACTTGAGCCCTCCAGTCGGTTATCCATTCAACGTAGTGATTGACATTTTGATTTAAAATATCATTCTCAGTCATTTGGCGTTCACCGGCCTTCCAAAGAAGGATGATTCCAATGATAGATGCTGTTAACAATACCGATAACAATATAACAAAAAAAACTAACATACGTTATTCTTCTTCATATTGGGGGTCGTCCTGAAATTCTTGAACATATTCAAGAGCTTCTGATACGGCTTCCCAATCTTGTCTTTTTATGGCTTTGCTTAACAGATCCGCTATATAGTTAATATCTGATTGATTCATCGTAATTACGAATTAGGTAATCAGCGTCATATATAGTTGAATAATTATTCAAATGCCAATATTTCTAATGATTAACTTTAGTATATCCAATAGCATTTGGCAAGCGTTAAAGTTTGAACATTTGGCGAAACCACTCACTGAGATGCGCTGGCTTTTCTATTACTTTTTCTATTTGCGGTTCCGGTTTAGTTTCAATTACATTTACTTTTGGCAATTCTATTTCTTTTATAATCTCTTTGGGTGCCTCCAACGTTGATTTTATTGGGGTAGGCGCATCATATACAGATTCGTCTTCTTTTCTATAAACCGCTACGTTATATGCTAATATTAAACCTATAGCAAGAGGATCGAATACAAAGATAATCATTATAATAAACCATCTAGCAACCGTATCCAAGGGAAGACCCAACGCATCAGCAACAAATTTGAATATTTGTACATCCTTTTTTTCAGCCGACCCCAATTTTAACTGATTTACTTTATCGTCTATCTTTTGTATATCATCAATAGTACTTTGAATCTTTGAATTTTCATCCTTCATATCTTTATCTGTGCTAGTGATAAGATCTACAGTCTGTTGTGTAAGTTGTTTTAATTGTAACGGATTCCTTGAAAGAAATTCGTTAGTAGAAATGTCACTTATTCTACTTTCTTGTGATGCTCTAAGCTTTGTTAACGATTCGATTCTCTGTTTTGAGGCGGTAATTTTATCTTGATAAAACACCTTCTGAGCTTCTGTTGTTTTGATTTTCTCTTGAATGACACCAAACTCAATGGATGATTTCTGATATGCTGCTGATAAGTATCCAAAAATGCCCAGTGATGTTATGACCATCAATAAAATAACCGCAAGAGATAGGTAAATTTTTAGATATGCCTTAGTCTTACTCCAATAACGATAAAGAAACGTTACTCCGACAAGTTTTCCTATTTCTAACGATGATCCCATGATTATTACGGAAATTGCTGCTCCAGCGAAAAGACTAGCAATGCCATAAACAGAGAAACACGCAGCACACAAGGCTATAAAGACTGCCGAGAAAGCTAAAAGCCAAGGAAATTTTGATTTAGAAACTAATTGATCTTTCATCAAATATAAATATGAAAAGAAATATAAAACACCCAATTAAGGTTTACGTCGGTCTTCCTCTCTTAACCACGAATTAAACTGAATATGAACGCCAAAAGCCTGTTCTTTGACAACATTATTGCCAAATCGTTCAGTTGTGAATACGTCTTTTAGAAGTTTGATGTTATATTTGTGTTTATTTAACAAATAGAACTTGGTCAACATATACGGACCGGTTTTATAAAGTGTAGTAAGATATTCTTTGCTTGTTTTTGATGAAAGAATGTTAAAAATCGTTCCTCTAGTAACTGCCTGACACATGGAATAAAAAAACTTACACCCTTCATTGCCAGCCAAGAAAAATGGGTCAACAAGAATCTTCATATTTTCATCATTAGCTTCTACAGTCTGGTCACACAAAAATACCTCCGCTCCCTCTAGGGGGAGGGGCTTATTCATTCTAACATCTAAATCGAGATAAACGCCTCCATAGTGATAGATGTATAGGTGTCTAGCAAAATCTGCTTTTTCTATTGGTAGTAGATCTTTGTAGTAATTATAGAATTCTGAATAACTTATACGAACCAAGTCGTCATTATCTTTATCCGTCCAAAATTTATATTCGTAACCTTCAAATGCTTTCTTAACAGAAGCGACCCATTCCCCCTCTTTTTCATTTAATTCGTTTGTTTTCCACGACTGATGAATTATGTGATTCATTCCCATATATATGAACGTGCCTATACCACGAATTAAATTTAAAGAACCGTATAGTAAAATCCTTTCTCAATACAAATCACCAATAACATTCTTGGAAATAGGATTAGATACAGGCAACTCTTTAAGTGAATGGAAATCGTTTTTTCTTGCCGGTAGTGAAATCTATGGTATAGATATTACACTTAAAAATATACAAGCGAACTTAACAGGTTTTAATGTATTCGAAATAGACTCTACTAACAAAGAGCTGGTAAACAAAACTTTTAAAGACGGTATGTTTGATGTGATTGTTGATGATGGTAGTCCGAATAAACATATGGAAACGTTTGAAATATTTAAACAAAAAATGAAAATTGGCGGAACATACTTAATAGAGACATTCAGAGAACCATCTGCGTTTGAAATGTATAGAAAATTGTTAAGTTCGGAAAACGATTTTATCACAAACTATAGAAGAGTGATGGGAGACAGTTTTTTACTATGTACAAAGTTATGGACATTACCCAAAGAATAGATAGAATAACATTGATTCCAGAAGACCGTTTAAAGACAGTTATTCCAGCGCCCCGTTCAGTTAAGATAGAATTATCGCCTCGCTGTAATTTCCGTTGTGGGTTCTGTTCCCTATCTGCCCGCGTTAAACAACCTACAAAAGACATGGATTTTGAGCTATTCAAGAGAATAACTAAAGAAATGTTAGATGCTGGAGTTGAGGAAATAGGCGTATTCTACATAGGCGAATCCACAATCAATCCTGTTCTATTGGAGAAGTCCATACTCCATCTGAAAGAAATCGGTATGCCCTACGTCTTCCTAACGTCTAATGGGTCACTGGCAACGCCGGAACTCGTAGATAGTATCATGTTAGCTGGATTGGATTCTTTGAAATGGTCCGTTAATGCCTGTGATGAAGAACAATTCACTACTATCATGTCGTCACCAGCACGTATGTTCAGAAACACTCTGAATAACATCAAGGAAACGTGGAGAATACGAAATGAATATGGTTACGATACAAAACTCTATGCTAGTTCTATCCAATACGACGATAAACAACAAAAAAAGATGGAACAATTCCTCAAAGAAAACATCATACCATATGTAGATAAACATTACTGGCTACCACTATATTCTATGGCCAGTTTCGCTACCAAAAGAGAAGAAGAATTGGGATTCAAACCAACCGCGGGAAATCAGGGTAGATTGGATGCTTTAAGGGACCCACTACCATGTTGGTCTGTATTTACGGAAGGACATGTAAGGGCTGACGGCGGGCTAACCGTTTGTTGCTTTGACGGCTCTGGTAAGTTTCAGGTGGGAGATTTAAACAAACAGTCATTTATGGAAGCTTGGAACTCAGAAGGATTTCAGAAATTTAGAGCTGCGCATCTTAAAAAGGATGTTAAAGGTATGCCTTGTGAATCATGCGTTGCTTATGGTGGGGCAAATAAGCTCAAAGCTTTCCCTACCAACTAAAGTTCCGTTGACTTGACAATCTTTACAAGCTTTACCACAACGGTTTCCGTCCTTTAGGTTCTTTCTTATTTCTGTTAGTTTTTCACCAAACCATATTTCAGGAAGAAAGTCTTTGTTTATGTTACCAAGATTATCTTCTTTTCTATACCAATCATTTGAGCATAAAACCACGTTTCCATTCCAGTCAATGAATAGTTTATAAAATGGAAGGTAACACTGATTACTTCCATTTGTGACAATTGGAACAAGCCCGGTTCTACTATTGAAATCGTTTTCAGTTACAACCTTTTTGAAATCTCCCCAAAGTTCTCTTACGTGATATTCTATACCACAATCTAACAACAATTTATTGAAGTTATCTCTGGCTAATTCTCCATCATAACAACTAACCACGATTTTTCCCAATCCAGCTTTCACCATTCGTTTTATAAGTTTTGGTGTTAAGAAATCACCGTTGGTAATGAGAGTGACGAAATTACCACTCATAACATTTATAACCTTGTCAATATCTGGATGCATCGTCGGTTCGCCAAATCCAGCCATTGTTATATCCCCAACATACCCCTCAAGTTTGCATTTCAACGCCAACGATTTAGCTGTTTCGATGGCCATACTAACACTGTAACCTCTGTAAACGGATGTATTAAATCGAGGGCAAAAAGCACATTTTCTTGAGCAAAGCTCACAAACATTCATTTCTATTGTAGCCAACCCAAAAAGGTTATTTTTGAAGCATTCACTGGATATAACAGTTTCGTAACGCTTCTTTTTGCTCGCCAAATGGTCATTCATAGTGGATATATATGAGTGTATTATGGACCGAATCGTTATTATAGGCAACGGAAAAGGAGTGTTGAAAGCGAAGAAAAGAGAATTCGTAGATTCGTCAACGGTGGTCCGCATTAACAATTTCAAAATAGAAGGATTTGAAGATTACGTTGGAACCAGAACCGACATTTATTCTTGTTCACCGAGATATATCAAATACATAGACCTTACAGATTTGAATAGATTATCCATTTGTGAACAAAACTTCAAAGAAGCTATAGAGAAACATCCAGAAGTAAAAGGAAAACTAGAAGAACTCAAAGAATCATTTTTTAGAATCTATACTCCGCCAAAAATAGATTCATCAAAGGTAGAAATACTTTACTTGTTTATGGATGATTTTAAGTTTGACCAAAATTATTCAACTGGAATGAGAACGATTCTGTATTGTTTAGACCGTTTCAACGTTCCAATTTATATAACCGGATTTGACAACTTTTTGTCTAGTGGATGGTATTGGGATGACGTTGGTATGGCAGACAGGTTTGCTAGAACACAAAACTACACCGATGGACACCCATACCTAATCGAAAGAAACAAGATAAAAGAGTTAATCAACGGCAAAAGAATTACTGAAATTTAAAGATTTTTTCTGCCTGGTCAGCAGGAACAACAGTAATACATTGTTTTCCATCTACAACCTTGTGTAACACTCTGATGGCGTCTAAATCCGCCGACGGTATATCGCACGTTAGAAAATTGACGTTTGGTTCGTTATATACGGTGTATCCTTTGCTCTTGAACAATCTTCGCATATAATCATTGCCCACCTTTATTCTACTTACGGAATCGGAAATCATCTTGTAATTATCCATCAACTCAGAAACCACTTTCACAGCTAATGAATTGGTTGATGCTTTCAATTTGTAGGTGGACAATTCCTCTAACATTTCCTTGTTAGAAATAAGAACGCCGGTTCTAAGACCAGCAAGACCCCAAGCTTTACTAAAGCTTCTTCCAATAATGAAATTGTCGGTGGATTTTATCAACGGTATAGCTGTGGAATCACAAAACTCAAAATAGGATTCATCTATGAATATAACCGTTTCGCATGAAGATAATTCTCTCAACTGCTCACATGTGTAGTATGTGCCTGTGGGGTTGTTTGGATTACACAAATAAACAAATTTGATGTTATTCTTGGCGATATAGAACTTAATCCTGTCCATATCAGACCAATATGGTAGATAGTGTAGGTGAGCATCCAGCAATTTGAAATAGGTTATAGCCGACTCATATGTTGGTGCTAGAACCAATACATCAGCGCCCGTATCTATGAAACAATCTGCGGCTATTTTTATTGCTTCTGTACATCCACACACAGGAAGAATCTCCTGTGGTGACACACTAAAAAATGATGCCATACGCAAGGTAAATTTGGGATAATCTGGGTAAACAGAAACCAGTGACGAACATTTTTTGAATATGTCATCTAACTGTTCCAAATAAATCTTGTCTAGGTTTTCGTTTCTATCAAGGTTATAATAACCCATCTTGAACAATTGTTCTCGTTTTAGTAAATCCATAACGTCTATATATATGCCTGTGGAAAAAAGATACGTAACAGACTTAGAATTAGACCTAACCGAACATTGTAATCTAAGCTGTGTTCAATGTACCCACAATTCACCATTCTTCACTCCATCAGATGAGCAATACTCATACGAATCGTTTGAGAGGGATTTAAACATACTTAGCAAGTTCATACACATCGAAGCATTTAGAATGGTCGGTGGAGAACCACTAATGAACAAACGTGTTCTTGAATATGCTAAACTCATAAAATCTCTCAAAGTCAGTAATCATATCACAATGTTTACGAATGGCATCTTATTACATAAAGCACCAGACAAGCTGTTTACAACAATTGACAGGTTGCGTGTCAGCGTTTATAGTTTAAAAGATGACCAGTTAGAACTCATAAGAAAAAACGTAAAAGATATTAGAACAAAGTTTCCTGAATTGGATGTTGTAGCTTGTAGAATAAGAATGTTCCTAAAGACCAATCTAATTGAGAGCCATAAAGACCCGGAAATTTTGAAACAGGTCTATAAAAATTGCTTTGCTACCACCTATGAACACGGTCTTGCTATGTTCAATGGTCGCCTATACAAGTGTTATGCTACAAGAAAAAAATACAATTTCTTGAAAGCTCATGAACATTTGGTTAAAGAACCATTTGAACATATGAAAAATCCAGAACTTGATTCAATCGCAATTGATGAAAACCTAACACAAGAAAAGATGAACGAATACTTGGATAAGAAAGAAATGTTGGAAGGTTGTAAGTGGTGTTTGGGATGTTCAGGTAAAGCACAAATGCACCAACAAATAGGTAGTATGCCTTTAACCGAAAAAGATTATGCAACACTTGAAGATGTTGATATAGAAGCTGGAAAATCTTATCTAAGTAACTGCATTTTCAGTTGGACGGTTGGAATGAAAGACTTTGAATTCCTAAGAGACGGAGAACATTTCAAAGCAAAGTATTTGAAGGATTATCACACTAAATTCTTATTTGAGTCTAAACAATTTGCTTAAGCGAACTCCGTAAAAATCTCCTTGAATTTTAACTTTCTTGTAATATTCTGTTTTGCTACGAAAAGTTTGAATTCGTCTTCTGTTCTGATTGATGGTTTTCTCATTTCTGCCAAAAACATATTAACCTTCTCTACAGGTGTCACTTTATTTACTTCCGTGCTTTTTTCTTTTGATAACCACACTAAATATCCTTCATATTTCCTTGAAACATCATCCTTTAATTTCACAGGCATAACGGTAATATTCATTTCCTCTGGTTCTTCCAGTGGTATGTAACGAACATTATCTTTCCTTACAAATCCTTTGTTAAACCAATCAAGATGAAAGTCTGGTAAAGTGTAGATGTTCATATTTGATATAACAGGCTGTAATATGAAATTGACTTTTGGATGCTTGGTAAGCATAAACTCTCTTTGTTTCTCAACATTACTCCAAATTGTTCCATATCTAATGTATTCTGCCCTTTTACCCATAGTATCAACACTACCAACTATGTGTCCATTAGGAAATTGCTCTATCAGTTCCAACACATTCTTTCCCTTATAATGGAACCCACTCATGTTGGTATAATATTCAAAATAAATATCCGTTTTTCCAGTTTCTATTAACATTTCAAACATTTCGTTGTATCCATCTTGTAGATGTGTTTCACCACCGGCGAAATAAATTTTTTCTATCATGTCAATATTCTCTTTGAATAATTTTAACATCTGTTCTTTGCTTTCAAAAGCTTTGTAGTGTTGTTGTGTTATCTCCCTCTGACTGGAGTGCTTTGGAATTACACTTAATATGTCTTTATCTTCATAAAACCTACTACTCAACAATATACTACAATAAGCACATTTGTAATTGCAAAGATTTGATGCCACTAAATTCCAGACGGTGAAGTTCTTTCTAAATGTTCCATCAGGAGCAGTTTCAGAAAACCACTGCTCTTTTCTGTTATTGTCTGCCTGGGAAACGTAAATATTTAAAGAATTGATACTATTGAAACATTGTGTATTACAAGCATCCGTGATTTTTTGTTCCATGAAACTTTTTCTCAATTCTTTTAATACAGGAGAATTCCACAGAGTATCTACACTATCGGTACTTTTACCCACTACATACTTGCTATTCTTGCCCTCTAGTTTACAACAAGGATAAACATTGCCATCGGACCCATAAAAAAGATGACTCCAAGGTAACAGACATATTTTGCATTTATCACTCACAGTAAAATTAAAAAATCAGTTATATTTGGGGTGTTTGATAGATATACGTATATGATTGAATTAATAAAAAATGAGAAAAGCTTGACATTCATTGGTTATATTAAAAGGGTTATAGGCATAAACTATTATAGTTTAGCATATTCTAACTTGATGGGATTCACTGTATATGGAAACAACATTCAATTCAAAAATTACTACGAACTGAAAGAAATACCATCCGATGAATTATTGTCGGAATTCCTTCCCGAAATTGAATCATTCAAGATGGTATCTCAGTTTTGGGACCGTTCTATAAAATCTTCGTTAGCTCTTGGACTCAAACTTGATAAAAACGAAACTCAATATTTTCATGTTAAATTTGGTAAAAAAACTCCATTTGTGATGATGCCGAAACCACCAATTCTAATAAGTTTGTTGGAATATAAACATCCTGATGGTGGTATTTCATACGAATACACGAAGAAAAAGGTTGCAAAGAAATACTACCTCTATATAGAAGATAAAAATGATATGGAAAAGGTATTAGCATTTACTAAAATGGAAGCCAATGTTTTAGAACTAGAATGTTTGGAGTGTTATTATACAGATGACAAAGATTTCAAAGTCAATTTGATTTATGAATTCCCTAAATTTACTGAACCTGATTTAGGACATTTAGGTGAAGAAACAAAGAAAACCTATAAAAAGGTGGTGGAGTTTTTGCTTGAACATAGTAAACCTGTGTGGTATGTTGGTAAAACAAAGAGTGGTAAGGTAAGTGTTTATTTTACTGCTACCGATGATAAAGATTTCATCGAAAAACTATGAAAATAATTTTGGTAATACCCTGTTGTAATCAAAACAAACAGAGAATTAAGAATCAGATTGACAACCTTAAATGGTCTTTAGCGCCCTCCGGCTGGCGGCCCATAGAATTAATACCGATATTTGTGTTTGGTCGAGGTGGCGACACATCGAATATTCCATTTGAGACAATGGTTGTGGATGTAGATGAAAAATACACCAACCTTCATTTGAAATTTCTGGAAGCTTACAAAAGAATTAACGACAAATATGACTTCGATTTCATTTTAAAGATTGATGATGACACCAAAATCAACATAGAAAAGTTCAAAAAAGAGTGGATAGAAGGGAAAGATTACATTGGGAGATTCCTCTACGGCAATCTACCATCCAAAATAATACTGGAGTTAGACCATTTCAACATATACAAAACAATCTATATAAATCCACGAACGTTTGAAGAGGAACTATTTAGATTTGTGACGGGCGAATGTTGTTTCTTTAGCAAGAAAGCCATAAATCACATTTACAAATCAGATTTTAAGCTAGCTGAATCACAAGGATATGCCGAAGATAGACTATTTGGATATTTACTTAGGGACGACAGTATAATAAAACACGACATAAAACTTGTAAATGATGTAATAACAGAAAACAATTTACAAGTTACTTCGGATTATTTTACCATCCACCCAATAAATGAATCTCTATATCCATATCTAATAGGATTAGGAGAAGAAGAACAGATGGAAATTATCAAGAAAAATCAATGTGTTAATTTGTTAAAGAGAAAAATCTACTTGGAAACATTAGAATATGACATTAAAGAAGCGGTTATAAAGTTTCTGAATTCAAAAAAAACTATAGGATTGGGATAATGAAAATTTACGTTACATCTTGCGATAAACGAGTTGGCTACGCTCGAAAAGCAAAGGAAATGTTAAAAGATTCTCCACACGAATACTTTTTTGTTTATGGTAAGGGCAATGTAAACAAGGTAGAACCATATATCGAATTTGATTTCAAAGAGGCATATGAGAACCTAGCAGAGAAAACATTCTGCTTGGTAGAATATCATTTGAAAAACTCCGGTAATGAAAAACTTCTTAAAATGGATGATGATAACTTTCTTGATGTAAAAAAGGTAGGACGATATGAAACTGCACCGGAAGATTACATAGGACATTTCCACAACTATCAATTACACGATTGGTATGACCAATATTTTCATTGGTATAAAATGGAGAATCCAGAATACAAAAGACCGAAAAAGACTTTTGAATTAGACTTTGCAGAGGGTGGGGTGTTTATATTGAGTAGAAAGGCTTGTGAAAAGATTGTTAAGGATGGTAGAGAATTTTTCAAGAATACTCCTGAAACATATTTGGGGGAAGATGTTCGTGTAGCAATGTCTCTCAATGACCCGTCTATCATAAAAAAGGACATAAAGATTTCTACAGGATTAGGATATGAAATAACAGAAGATTTCATAGCAATCCATCCTATACACATGCATCTTTTTAGAAAGCTAATGGCTGCTAATTCTAATGAAGAAAAGACTGAGATTCTAAAGAAATATAACTTTATGAATGAAAATATTCATAGAGCAGAGTTCTTTAAGAAATTGAAACCTTTGGTGTCTTAAAATACAAATCGTGGTATTGCTTTATTGACTCCTTCCTCATAGAAGGTTGAGAAAAGTGAACTACGTTAGATGATAAAATGTATTGATTAGGCACAGTAGGCAAATGAAACAAACAATTCCATGACTTATCCAATTCATGAACATCTTTATAATTGTTCTTAGCTAAGAATTCATTTATGTGATATTGTTCATATGATGGCCATTTAGAATCGGTATAGGACATGAAAACGATATCCATAGCATCTTTGTATTTCCTTGGTATTCCCATTAGTCCACAGTTGTATCTAAAGCTAGGAACAAATAATCCTCTATTCCTAAGTATAATGCTCGAATCAACAGCAAGGTTTATCTTATCGAAATCTAATGAATTGTATATGGAAGGGCAATTCTTTTTTGGTAGAAGGTCCATATCCCAACATAATACAAAATCATCATCAATGTAATCAAAGCATTTCAGTTTCAACCACGATGGTTTTACTCTGTGTTTATTCTCTTTAAGAACAAAAACATCAAAGTGATATTTGTCGAAGTAATCAAACAGAATATCAGAACACAATTTATATTCTTCTTCGTTTTCTTTGTTTCTTATGTCTATTAGAAAAACCTTCATAACTCATGTAGCCATATATATAGGCGTTATGAATGTAATGATTGTAGTTCCTCATCCAGACGACGAAGTTCTTGGTTTTGGTGGTATAATACAGAAACACGTAAAAAGAAACGACAACGTTTTTGTATATTTCATGGCAGACATTTCTATGTCGCCCAGAACCCAAAAACAAGTTGATCAGTTTCCACAAGTAGCAGAAAAATTGGGGTGTTTTGGTAAAGCTTGTAACACTTTCATAACCGAAAGAAATTTTGTACCCAATGTCCGGATATTGGAAGATGAGATACACAATTTCAAACCTGATGTTCTATATTCCGTTTTTAACGGAGACAATCATCAAGACCACGAATACATGTTCAAAGTTCTGAGAATAGCTACAAGGGTCTATGCACCATTTTTAGTAAAGAAAATCTACTTGGGTGAAATTCTATCATCAACAGACCAATCTCCAAAATTACCTGAATACACCTTCATTCCAAATCACTATGTTCCATTATCAATAGATGAAATTATGACGAAAACTGAATGCTTAGAGTATTATACAGACGAAATTCAACAGTGGCCCCACCCAAGATCTAAAAAAGGAATCTTGAATTTAGCTGAAAAACGTGGCAGTGAATGTGGTCAATTATACGCTGAATCATTTATAACTTTAAGGAACATTGACAGCCTTTAATTTGAATTTCCAGTTTGGTGGTGGTTCATCAAAAGCATCTAGTTTAAATTCTACCTTTGGAAGTAATAGTGTCGGCCAA